ATCGGGCGATGGGGCGAGCGGCACGGGACGGCGCGGGTTGTCGCCTCCCGCATCATCATGATCGCAAATGAATACGGGCTGGTTCAGGGAACCATCGGGGACGGCGGCGACCGGTCGCAGGCTACCCGGTTCGGGGCCGCGCTCGCTCGACAGCGGGGGCGCATCTACGGCTGCTGGCGAGTCGGTGCCGGTGTGCGGAATAATGAAGGGATGGCATACGCGCTCGAAGCCGTCTAACGCTGGTTGAGAGCAGAGAACCCCGGATCGGGACAGCACCGATCCGGGGTTCTCTGCGTTCGGGGGGAGTGCAACCTGTGTATCCTCAGTGTAACCTTGATCCAAAGGTTACACTCCCGAATAGAGCAGCTTGCACGTATGGAATATCGGCAAAAAACGGCGGAGTGCAACCTGTGTATCCTGTACCGCCCTCCCCATATATGGACTATCTCTGATCCGGCTGATCCCTACATGGAGCGCAGAAGGATACACAGGTTACACTCAGCAGGCACTATGCAGTTTGAACCTACAGATAATCGGTGAAACCTTGCCTCTAAAGGTTACACTAAGGATACACAGGTTGCACTGAGAGATGGAAGGTGAGCGGGATCTGACCTGTCCGGGCGCTTCGGGCTGCTCCTGCCGCTGGATGCAGGCTGTAGCAGGTGTAGCAGGCTGTAGCAGGTGTAGCAGGCTGTAGCAGGTGTACAAGGTGTAGCAGGTGTAGCATTGAGTCTGCTCCCGCCGCTGGATGCAGGAAAGGTCAGATCCGCCCATTGACTTCCCGTACAACTCCTGTAGTATCTATCCAGAGGCGCGCCGCCCTTCTTTTCGGCTCGCCTCCTCTCCTTGGATAGCCCCGTTGACCTCCTCCCGAACCTGTCTCCAGATCACCGCCGTCGCAGCCGCCTCCGCCGCTTCGAGGATGAGCTTGCGCGGGGCGCCGCCGATGAACGATGCCCTGGATGCCCTGTGCCGAAGCCACGGCATAAAGACGAGAGGCGAGGTTGCGGCCATCCTGATCCTGACAGCATACAGGCAGGTTCAACCTCCTCCCCTCCCCACCCTGGATCTGACAGGTCTGACAGGTCTGTCAGCTCTGGCGCGCCGGAGCAGTCAATGATGGCAATCCTCCGGCTGCTGACTTCGTGGTGGCCTGCCCCCCCTGTCGAGGCCTGCAACGACGCGGCCTTTGATCCCCGCTGCTATTACTCCTGCGAGTCGGCACGGGCTGACTATCTCGCAGGCGGAGTCTGAGATGAACGAGCGCATGATCCCCGACATCCACACCCCCGCCCGCCTCGCCCGGTACGCCACCGCCGCCGCCGCCTCGCCCGGTACTCCACCTGCCCGTCGGCGCTCCTGCCTGTGGCACGCCTGCACCGCGCAGCGCACCGACTCCACCCTATTCTGCCCTAAGCACGCCTGCGCCCACCGTCGGGGCGTCAGCTCCGGGAAGATGCCCGTGACGGCAGAGCTGGCGGAAATGCGCCCATCAGAGATCGCCGCGATGACTGCAATCCCGAAGCCGCCCGCGCTCATCGCCGTGCTGGCACCTGGCGCGCCCACCCCGCCCCGGACATGCCTGTGGCCCGGCTGTGGACGCCCCGCCCCGCTCCGTCGCTTCTGTTCCCGGTGCAAGGCCAGGTGCCGTAGCGTCGTCCAGACCGGCATCATTCCTGCTACGCCGAAGGAGCAGTCCGCCGCCGCCTCCCTCCCGGCGCTGTGGATACAGTACTGCTATGACCTCCACCTGCGCCGACTGACACACGGATGGCCGTCGCTACCACCGCTGGAGATCAGCGCCACCCCGATCACCGGCTGCATCATCGCTGGATGTGGCCGTCCTGACCGCAACGGGCGGGGACTGTGTCAGAGGTGCTACTCGCGGGCGAAGTACCGGGGTGAGGTGGCGCGATTCCCCATACGCTCGGAGGACACATGAACGTTCTCGACCCACAGCCCGATCCCATCTCCAGCTCCGGAGATGTCTGGAACGACCTCCTGCCCCGCCTCCCGGCTCGACTACGTCCCCATGCCGAGGCCCGCCGCCTCCAGGGGATCGAGCGGTACGGTGTGCCGCTACAGGCTGGCAACGGGCGTGATCCCCGGATTGACGCGTTCCAGGAGTTGATCGACGGTATGGCCTACGCTGAGCAGGCGGTGCAAGAGGGCTACCCGTGGGAGGCGGTGCGCGACAGAATGATCGGGCTGGCGGATGAAGTGGCAGCGCTGATCGGCCTGGCGGACGGCCTATGATGCCGGAGATGAACCGACTCATCCGACCTGGCGGGAGTGCGGATTGACCCCCGATGGCCGCGCCGAGCTCCTCCGTGATCTGTGGCGCTATCGGGCAACCCTGCGCCCCGGTGAGCTGCGGCAACGCGTCACCCGCTGCGCCACCGGACATGGACAGGCGCTACACTGGAGGAAGCGTTGACTGCGGCGGAGGCGGCGCTGATGGGCGAAGGGCCGCATGAATACCACCGTGATATTGAACCAGGGGGGGCAGATGATAGACGACACTAAGGCACCGGCAGAATGGGCGCCAATCGCCACAATCCAGGAATGGCCGAAGAACCCGAAGCCGCACCCGGACAACAACGTCGCGGCCATCGCCCGGTCTATCGCCCGGTTCGGCTTCATCGATCCGGTAACCGTCTGGAGGTCGAAAGGCTGGATTGCCGCCGGTCATGGCCGCGCCCGCGCCGCTGCGCTGTTGATGCGGGAGGATGCCGGACGCCGCCTGTCCACCGACGCGCCGGGGCCGGGGCTGATCCCGGTGCGGTTCGTGGAGTTCGCCAGCGAGGCGGAGTTTGCGGCGTTCGCCATAGCCAACAACCGGCTCACCGAGGTCAATCCAATGGACGGGGCGGCGGTGGCGGACATCCTCCAGGAGATTGCAGACGCGGGCGGGGATGTGCAGATCCCCGGCTACGAAGAGGCGGAGATTGCAGCGATGCTCGGTGAGGAGCAGCCGATCCCTGATGCTGACACAAGTCCCGCGCTTGGCGACGGACTAACGTACAGCATCCTGCTCTCCTGTCGTGATGAGATGCAACAGGGGGACTTACTCCAACGCCTGGAATCAGAGGGGTACACATGCCGTCCGTTGATCTCGTAGTCCGGTCTATCCCGTCCCGGTCTGTTCGGGCGCGGCAGGTTTCGAGCATGTTTGATGCGCCGGAGCAGACAGAGCAAGTGATTCAATGGACAGGGGATGTACCGATTGATGACCGCCCGTGGAACGTCGGGCTGATTGTCGGGCCGTCAGGTGCGGGGAAGTCCTCCATCATGCGCCGCCTGTTCGGTGAGATGCCGCGCATTGAATGGAACGGCGCGTCTATGCTGGATGACTTTCAGCGGGACGTTCCGCTCCAGACCATCACTGAAGCATGTAGCGCAGTGGGATTCAATACGATCCCGGCGTGGTTGCGCCCCTTCTCCGTCCTGTCCAACGGGGAGCAGTTCCGCGCTGACCTTGCGCGCCGGCTGGTTGAACTCCCTGCTCCCGTTGTCGTGGACGAGTTCACATCCGTCGTGGATCGGCAGGTTGCCAAGGTCGGCAGTCACGCTGTCCAGAAGTTCGTGAGGCGCACAGGTAAGCAGTTCGTCGCCGTGACCTGCCACTATGATGTCATTGACTGGCTTCAGCCCGATTGGATTCTGGAACCAGTCGAGATGAAGTTCACTTGGAGGGCAGTTCAACCCCGCCCACGATTCAACGGATGGGTACAGCGCGTTCCCTTTGCCCTCTGGCACAGGTTCGCACCGTATCACTATATGAGCAAGAATCTGAACAAAGCGGCCCGCTGCTTCGCGCTCTTTGTTGAGGGAGTGGGGCCAGTCGCGTTCACTGGTATCATGCACCTACCCCACCCAAAGGTCAGCAACATGAAGGCGATAAGCCGAACGGTCACCTTGCCGGATTGGCAGGGCATCGGCCTCTCCTTCCAGATCAACGAGGTGCTGGGGGCAGCGTACACAGCACTTGGGTACACCTTCAGAAACTACCCCGCTCACCCGTCATACATCCGGTCGCACGACCGGTCAGCATCTTGGTCGCTGAAAGCTACGCCGATGCAGTCCATCACAAGTAAACATTCGTCGCCGAAATCAACACTATCCAGCAAAGATACAATGGGTGGCCGTCCCTGCGCCGTCTTTCAGTACCTCGGCCCGCAGATGGATCGCGCTGCTGCTGAGCGCTTGATAGGAGGGTCCTGATGGCCGCTACCATCCCCCTCTGGGATCGCATGACCGCCGCCGAGGTCGATAAGGTCGCCACCCTCATCAGCTCCGGCGTCGTCACCGTCGAAGATGCGTTCCTTTCTGTCTACCCCACATCCACCGCCGCTATCTGGCGCGCCATCGCCGCAGGCCGGGAGATCAGCGTGCGGCAGGAGGACGGGGGGAAGGCGCTGACCGAGAAGGAGCGGCGCGGGTGGGAGTTCCACCGGAAGATCCAACAGGCGCAGGCGCGGGGCCGGATGTGGCTGCAACGTGCGGCCCTCGGTGTCGAAGTCACCGGGGGGAAGATCGTCCGCAACGTCAGGACTGAATCGCCCAACGCGATGAAGATCCTGACACTCAACTCTCCGTCCCTCCGCACCCCGAACCGCGACCCGGAGGAGCTCGCTTCGATCGCCGCCCATGCCGCAGCAGAGCGCGGGGAGTCAAGCCCGGACGACAAGCCCGCCGCCATCACCACCCCGACGCCGGAGCAGTCCGAAGCCTACCTCCGCCGCGAAGCCGCTCGACTCGGCTACCGGCTCACACGCGGTAGCGACCCCTGACCGCCGCCCGCCCGCACCCCGCCGCCTCCATGTCCGCCCTCGACATCTACGCCTGGGGTGTGCCTGCACGGGGAGGCATGTCACCGGGGCAGCAGGCGTTCCATCGCTGTACCTCGCAGTATCGGCGCCTACAGGCCGGGAACCAGGTGGGCAAGAGCTACGCGGGCGCCGCAGAGGCTTGGTGGGCGATGACCGGTACTCACCCCATCCAGCCAGCTCCTCCTGCCCTCCTCGGATGGATCGTCCTCCCCGACCTCCAAGGAGATTGGCCGAAGGTCTGCGGCAAGCTGCGCGCCCTCCAGCCACCTGGTATCCTCGCCCCGCGCTGTCACTATGACCCGGTGCGCGGCTACATGAGCGGCGGGCAACGGTGCATCGAACTCCAGAGCGGCGCTATCTGCTACCCGAAGTCAGGCACGCAGGAAGCCCTGGCCCTCGAAGGCGCGACTATCGATTGGTGCTGGGTGGATGAGCCGCCGAAGCGGACACACTGGCTTGCGCTTTCGCAACGTGTGGCCGTGCGAGCTGGGAAGATCTGGCTCACCTTCACCCCCATCGGGCGCCCTGTCGGGTGGCTGCGCGAATACTTCGAGGGCAACCCGGACACCAACCCAACCAGCCCCGCCGCTCCGGGCTGGCAGGAGATCCGTATCAGGCTCACCCCGGAGAACTGCCCCCACCGCAGCCCCGCCAACATCGCCGCACAGATCGCCGCTATGTCTCCGTGGGAGATCCGGCAGCGCCGCGACGGGGACTGGGAAGGTCTCACCGAGAGCCGCCGCTTCGTCTCCTTCGCCGAGAGCTGCGTGGTTGACGACTCGTTCTGCGCTTCGATGAAAGCAGAGCATGTCCGGCTTTCGTGGGATCACGGCGAAGGCACTAATAACCAAGTCTGTCACCTCATCATCGGAGACGGGCGCCGGTGGGTGGTTATCGATGAGGCGATCAGCGAGAAGGGCAGCACCCCGGATATGGATGCCCGCCGAGCTATCGACCTGCTCACCCGCTGGGGGCTGACGGTTGACCACGTTACCGCCGCCACCGGAGACATCAACAGCGCCGGGAAGGCCGGATCGGGGAGCAGCGTCAACGCGCTCTTGGAGGCCGCGATCACCACCCTTTCCAGGCGAAGCGTTCCACCGTTTGAGATTCAGCGCCCAAACAAGCGGGCCGGTTCGGTCGCAGCTGGAGAACGGGCGATGAACTCCCTGCTCCGCGAAGGACGCCTATTCGTTACGGCCCGCTGCTCTGCTCTGGTTCACAGTCTCCAGCACTACACCGGCACCGAGCAAGACCTGAAACACCCCATCGATGCAACGCGCTACGGCCTATCTGACATCCTCCTGACGCCCCCTGGATCTGACAGTCTCCGATCCCCCCGCATACTCGTGGTGTAACCCTCTGTCCGATCCCTCCGGATCGTGGTAGCCTACGCTCATGTACCTGCTCCCCTTTGCCCCGTCAGGCCCCGGACATAATGAGGTTGACCGCGTCTGCCGCGAGTCCGCCGCCCTGCGGCGGCGCCTGGTCGAAGGCGCATGGGCGCAGGATGCGGAGAACAGGATGGGTGACTTCTTCAGCCCCGAAGTGCGGGACATCCTGCCGCCTCCTGTGCTGAGCCGGAACGCCGCCCTCCAGATCTGGAGTCAGATCGCCGCTCTGTACGATGATGCGCCGACTGTATCAGTCGCGGGAAGTCCCGACCTGTCCCCCATCATCACCCCCGAACTGTGGCCGATGCGTCAGCAGTCGCATCTCCTCCAGGTAGCAGCGAACGAGTGTTTGATGAGGGTGGACATCGAAGATGGCGGGATATTGTATCGCGTTGTCCCGGCTGATACTGTTATCCTCCGGGCCTACGCGCACCGGCCCGACAGCGCCGCCCCGTTCAATCCTACCCGCAGCCAGCCCGCCCGCGTGGAGGAGTGTCGCCTGCGGATTGATCCAAGCGGAATAGGCGAGTGCTGGACATGGGAGATCTGGGACATATCCGATCCAGCCGCTCCCACGTTCGAGATCCTCTGTCAATCGAAGCTCCCCGGCTTGGACGGGAAGGAGGTTGACGGCTGGACGGACATGACCGCCGCCTATGCCGGATATGCCGGATGGCCGGATGATTATCGCGACGTCGAAGGGCGCCCCGTGCTGCCTTACGTCCTGTATCACCGCCGGATCGGCGATCACCTACGCGACCCCCTGACCGGGCGGGAGCTTGTCTCCGGCACCCTCGATAGCGCCTCGCTCTGGACGATGTGGTTCGCCGCCGTCCGCGACAGCAGCCACCCGCAGCGATACATCATTGACGGCGCCGCCGCAGTCAACGCTACAACGAGTGCAGGTCGGAGCGGCGTCATGTCATCCGACGTTGTGCGCGCTTCCCCACAGTTCATCCTCCAGATTCACGGAATCCGACGCGGCGACGGATACAGCAGCCCGAACGCGGGACAGTTCCAGCCGGGGGCTGACCCCGGTGCCCTCGGCGCATCTATCGAAGCGTACGAAGCGGGTCTATCTGTGAGCGCAGGTCTGTCTCCGTCTGATGTGCAGCGCGGCACCTCCGGCGCGTCCGGCTATGCCCTCGTGATCAGCCAGCAAGGGAGGAGGGATGTGCAGAAGAAGCTCATCCCGCCCTGCACCCTCGGCGATCGTCTGCTCCTAGCGAAGGCTGCCGCGCTCCTCCAGCGTCCCGACCTGCCTACCGATCCGGCGGCCTGGTCAATCAGCTACGGCATGATCGGCATCAGTCCCGATGAAGTGCTGAAGGAGCAGGCCGTGATCAAGGAAGATCTCGCCCTCGGTCTAACCTCCCGCCGCGCCGCGATCACCGCCCGCAACCAGACGATGAACCGGGAGCAGATAGACGCGCTGATCCTGGAGATAGACGCGCAGAGCGATCATGCCGAGGACATGGCCGATGATGACGCCGCCCTGACAGACCTGCTCACCCGCGCCGCTGCCGCCAACCCGGAAGATGCCCGTACCCTGATCGCGGACGCGCTTGCCATCCTGGGAGCCGAGGAGGAGGCGGATATGCCCCTGGGATCTGACTATGCCAGTTGAGCGCGCCACCGTGGATGGGCAGCCGGGATACCGGTGGGGGCAGGCCGGTACCGTGTACACCTATGCCGCTGGATCGGCATCCTCCCGCGCCCGTGCCTATGCG